CCGCCCCCGCACATAATGGAGGAGTCATGACCAGACGGATCAGAAGGTGGCTGCGCAATCGCAGACGGTGGGTGCTCAGGCCATGCTGATCGTCGTGGAGGGTGCACCACTGACAGGCAAGACAACACTTGCGCGCGCTCTCGCACTAGACATCATCGACGAGGGACGCGACGCAGAGGATTGGTCTCAGACACGCTCACCGCGCACTGAAGGATGCGCTGCGCAGATGACTTCGCAGATCAGGTAAACAGCGAAGCAGGAAGGAGGGAGTAATGTCAGGACTCATGATCTTCGTGCTGGGACTCGTTCTCGGGGCGAGCGTTGATCATCTCTGGTTCATTCTCGCGGCCGCAGTTCCGCTCACGCAGCCGCTCTTCACGAAAAAGGAGGTGAAGTAATGGAGTACGTGGTCAATCTGGACGTGTTCTTCGACGCCGACGATGACGATGCAGCTGACGGCGTCGCCGCGACATTGGCGGACACGCTCATGGCGGATCAGGCGGTCACGCAGGTCAACGCTCAGGAAGTCGAGCCGATCTGAGCGATGGCGACATCACGCTCGTCCGGTCTACGGACGATCTGCTCGATATGCGGGCATGGCTTGGCGAGCGCAGGCCCATGCTCGCGCTCGATATCGAGACGACCGGACTGAACGTCGGGCGCGACGTCATCCGTCTGGTGCAGCTTGGCGACGAGCATCGCGCATACGTCATCGGTTACGAAGACTGGCGCGGTGCCGTCGTCGAATTTGCACGGTCGTACTCCGGACCGATCGTTCTCCACAATGCGCTTTTCGATCTCAAGTTCTTGAAGCGCGACGGAATCACACTTCCCCAACACCTGATCCACGACACCATGATCATGGCGCACCTGGATGACCCAGTACGCGCAGTCGGACTGAAGGCGCTTGGTCGCAGGCACCTTGGCGGGCAGTGGGGCGCAGGTGAGGACGCGCTCAAGATCGCATTCGCTGCCGCAGGCTGGGACTTCGCGACAGTTCCAACTGAATTCCTCGGGTACTGGCAATACTCAGGACTGGATACGATCCTGACTGCACGCATCGCCGCTAAGCTCTGGCCGCGCGTGTCCGCGCAGTATCGCGAACCGTATGAGGTTGAGCTGGCGTTCATCCATGCGTTGCGTGATGCAGAAATAGCGGGCGTGGCGATTGACGCGGAATACTGCCGAAGCGCGCTCTCGCAACTCCAGTTGCAGCTTGCCGGCCTTGGCCCGCAGATCAATGAGATATCCGGACAGGGCGTGACACTGAACCCACTATCCGATGGGCAGGTCACGCGTGTCCTACAGGAGCAGGGTGCCATCCTAACGAAACGGACGGAGAAGGGCCAACTGTCTACAGACGATGCAGTGCTCACGTCCTTGCGAGAACACTTCCCGATCGCGGGCCTGGTTCTTGAGTACCGTAAGGCTAGCTTCCTGCTGACATCCCACTTCTCAAAGATGCTCGACCTCGCGACCGAGCGAGACGGGACACCGTTCGTTCACCCGAGCACGAAACCGGTGGGCGCACGCACGGGGCGCACGTCTGTCACTGATCCGCCACTCCAGACGATTCCGCGTGGCCGTGTGGTACGGGACGGGTACGTCGCTCGCCCCGGCCACCGGTTGATCATCTGCGATTACGACGGCATGGAGATGAGGTTCCTCGCGGGCGACGCGCCGTGTCCAGCGATGCTTGAAGCGTTTGGACGCGGGGAGGATTTGCACCGGTGGGCAGCTGCTCAGGTGTACGGTGTTCAACAGGATGCGGTCACCCGCGAGATGCGAGGACTCGCCAAGAACACAGGATTTGCGGCGGTATACGGTGCGGGCGTGGACAAGCTTGCAGAGACTGCGGGCGTGACTCTAGACAAAGCCGAGGACTTCGCACGCAGATACGGTGAGCTATTCCCCGAGGTCGCACAGTGGCAGCAGCGTCTGATGCACGAGGCGCAGCGATCCCGTGACGGTCGCGAGTGGCCACACGTACGCACCATTCTCGGACGGAAGCTACCGGTCGAGCCGGACAAGGTGTACAAGGTCACGAATTTCCGTGATCAAGGGAGTTGTGCCGAGATTGCAAAGATGGCTGTCAACCGTTTAGCGTGCGCTGGACTCGGTAGTTTTTTCCGTCTCTTCGTACATGACGAGGTCATACTCGAAGCACCGGAGGATATCGCTGACGATGTGCTCCGAGCGACCGAGGAAATCATGCGCGACGACACCGTGTTCGATGGGCTTACGTTCACCGCTAGCGGAGAAACTGCCGAACGTTGGGGATCGAAGTACAAGGACGAACCCAACCAGATGATGAAGGCGCCATGATCTTTGCGATAGATCCGGGCGGCACGACTGGTCTCGCGACCTACTCCAGAGAGAACGGATTACGTGTGATGCAGGGGCCACCGTACGAAATCATTGAGTGGGTTGAAGCGAACGTCCGTACGGCCGACCTCGTCGTCTGCGAGTCATTCACCATCGGTCAGGGCACGCTCAAGAAGAGCCGGGAGGGTTCCAACACCGCGATCGAGACCATCGGTGTCATTCGCTGGCTGGCGTATCGTGCAGGGGTCGGGTTCCGTCTCCAGTCCCCCGCGGAGGCGAAGGGCTTTTCGACCAATTTCAAGCTCCGCGCTGTTGGGTGGTACGACGGTATCCCAGAGCATGCCCGAGATGCCGCACGGCACCTACTGCTAGCGTGCGTGCGTGAGGGATTGGTGCCTGCTGAATCCGTCATACCTGTAAACGAGCGAGGTATGATGGGTGAAGGAAAGGGGGAATCCATTGGCGTCAGTTGACGTAGACGAAAGACTGGGCAACATCGTTATCACGTCCGAGCACCGCGAGCGAGAGCTTTGCCGGATGGTGCCGGGTGTGAAGTGGGACAACACCGCTCGCGTCTGGCGCGTGCCACTCTCGTGGGCGTCCTGTCTTGCACTCCGTGGCGTGTTCCGCGACGGTCTCATCATCGGTCCTGGTCTCAGTGTGTGGGCGCAGAACGAGCGCGCAGAGCGAGTTGACCCGGCAATGTCGCTTCGGACTGCACGCGACTGCGATTCGTGGGCTGAGGCGCTACCCGCGCTCTACCCGTTCCAGCGCGCAGGCGCCGCGTTCCTCGCGACCGCCGGGTCCGCGCTCATGGCGGACGAGATGGGTCTTGGCAAGACAGTGCAGGCGATCAGCGCAGTCCGCGCGCTAGGTGCATGGCCGATGCTAGTCGTCTGTCCTAACTCCGTCAAACGGACTTGGGCGAACGAACTTGCGCGCTGGGCGCCTGATGTGTCTGTCACACTGGTCGGGGGCAGCGCTACCGCACGGCGAAAAGCGATAGCGGACTTTCGTGCAACAGCACTGAGCGGACCGGCTGCACTCGTGATCAACTGGGAGGCGCTGAGGCTGCACTCCCGCATCGCTGGGTTCGGGTCAATCCGTTTGTCCGAAGGCGACCAAGAACCGAAAGAGCTGAATGAGATTGAGTGGGGTGTGGTCATTGCGGACGAAGCGCACCGTGCGAAGGAGCCACAGGCGAAACAGACGCGAGCATTGTGGGGTGTAGCGCAAGGATCGCGGCACCGCTTCGCACTGACAGGGACGCCGATCGCCAACTCGCCCGACGATCTCTGGTCGGTCATGCACTTCGTCTCACCGTCTGAGTGGCCCGCGAAAACGAGATGGCTGGACAGGTACGGTCTGCTCGCATACAATCCGTTCGGCGGCATGAACGTCGTCGGCATCAAGGCCGAGACCCGGGATGAGCTGTTCGGGTTTCTCGATCCGCGATTCATCCGCCGCACGAAGGAAGCAGTACTGCCTGAACTCCCAGCGAAGACGTACGCAAAGCGGTACGTCGAACTCGTCCCGAAACAGCAGCGTGCGTACAACTCACTTCGTAAGCACATGCTCGTGATGCTTGAAGACGGGACACTGATTGCGAGTCATCCACTTCAGCGCATGACGCGCCTGCTCCAATTCGCGTCCGCATACGCAGAAGTCGATGAAGATGGAAAAGTCTCACTATCTGAACCGTCATGCAAACTTGATGCGCTGGACGAAGTGATCGAGGAAGCGGGCGGGAGACAGCTGGTCGTGTTCGCGGAATCACGACAGCTAATTGAGCTTGCCGCTCTGCGGCTGACTAAGTCCGGCGTATCACACGCGCTCGTGACCGGGCAGGTTGGGGAGGCTGAGCGTGGGCTGAACGTCGAGGCATTTCAGCGCGGAGAGACGCAGGTACTTCTCCTAACCATGGGCGCGGGTGGAGAGGGGCTGACGCTCACCGCCGCGGACACGGCCGTATTCCTTCAGCGCTCATTCTCAAGTGTGAAGAATCTCCAAGCGGAGGATCGCATTCACCGCATTGGTCAGGAGCACGAAGCGATCACGATCATCGACATCATCTCCGAGGACACGATCGAATCACGAGTGCATGAGATGATGCTGGACAAGGCGCTACGTCTCGAAGAGATCGCGCGTGATGCAGACACGCTGAGGACGTGGCTGTCGTGATCCCCGTTTCGGTACATGTATTCTGGTTGATCTTTGCTCTGTGGCTAGGAATCCTGCTCGGGGTCGTATTCTCGTGATCGTGCACGCGGACGACCCCTGCATCGCCACGTACACGGGTAAGTACGTTCGTCCGCTCGACCTTGACCCGTCTGACGTGGACATCGAAGACATCGCGCACTCGCTCTCGAACCAGTCACGATTCTCTGGACACACGACCACCTTCTATAGCGTCGCACATCACTCCGTCCTCGTCTCGCGTCTGCTTGAGGGAACAGGACACGAGATGTGGGGGCTGTTGCACGACGGGGCAGAGGCGTACTTGACGGACGTTGCGCGACCACTGAAGACGGACCCGTACTTTGGTAAGACGTATCGTGGCGCGGAGGGGCGTGCACAGCGCGCAGTCGCGGAGGCATTCAGTTTGCCTTGGCCCGAACCGCCGGAGGTGAAGGTGGCGGATGTCATCCTGCTCGCGACTGAGCGCAGAGACCTGATGGCTGCACCCGGGCGCTGGACTGTTCTAGACGGTGTGGCGCCGCTTCCGGGGGCGATATCCCCGTGGTCACCTAAACGGTCTAAGCAGATGTTCCTTGCCCGTTACGATCAGCTACGTCGCAGGGTAGGATCTCAGAGAACGAAGGAGGCGTGATGGTCGCAGGGCGGCACCCGAACTCGCAGCGATTCCATGACATCCTAGACGAGCTTGCGCTGTTGCACGATCGGAAGCAGGCGGACTATGGCCGCGACGACGACCCATTCGCGAACGTGCGCGCATCCTCTGACTGGGGTACATCTGGGTGGGTAGGGGCGATGATTCGTGCGACGGACAAGCTGCGCAGGCTCCAGGCGTACGTCAGGAACGGGCGTCTGGAGAATGAGGGTGTCGAGGACTCTCTCCGTGACCTCGCCGTCTATTCTGTGATCGCGCTCGTCCTGTTCGAGCAGGAGTCCGAGTGACCGCCGCGGCTGCGATGTTCCTGGTCGCGTTCTTCCTGTTCTTCATTCTCGGTGTGCTCGGGCGGATCGCGAAAGCACTTGAGGCGATATCTGCGTTCTATGTCGACTTCGCATCAGACAAGGACGATAAGGGGTGCGGTTGCTCAAGCTAACCAACTCCGAGATCACCGCATTCCGTCACTGTCGTCGGAAATGGAAATGGGAGTACTACGACGGTTGGCGTAGGCGTGTCGAAGATCCTGCTGGCACGCCGATCGCGGTCGGCTCACGCGTTCACTTGGCACTGTCCGCGCACTACGCGGGCGGTGACGCCATGGACGCGTTAGATGTTGCTGTCTCGGCAGACCTTGAGAAGCATCCGCTGTACGATCGCCAGATCAGGAACGATGCAGACCTTTGCCGTGCAATGGTGTCCGGATATCTAGAGTGGCTGGAAGACACCGGTGCGGACGCAGGACTGCGGGTTATCGCACAGGAGACGCGGGTTGAAGCGCCACTGATTGACGGAGTGACGCTGCTCGCAAAGCTGGACGCTCGCGTGCAGCGTGAGTCTGGGTACATCGGGCCTGCTGGACCGGGTGCGCGTCTTGCACTTGAGTTCAAGACGGTTGGGGATCTGGTGAGGTCGCTACCGACACTCCAGATCGACTCGCAGCTACTGACCGAGCACCTAGTTGAGTTCCTCGCATTGAAAGACTCAGGCCAAGACAGCGAGCGCGCGCAGGGCGTCCTATATAGGATGCTCCGCAAGGTGAAGCGCACCGCGAGCGCCAAGCCCCCATTCTTCTCAGAGGAAGAGGTACCGCACAGCGTTGACGAACTCCGGAATCACTGGCTGCACGTAGTGGCGTACGCGCAGGACATCCTTGCGGCCCGGTCACGCCTGGACGCTGGCGAGTCTCACCACTCGGTGACGCCTCCGTCACCGCAGACAAGCTGCTCGTGGTATTGCCCACTTCTCCAGGCATGCAAGCTCGCGACCGCAGGTGTAGACGTCGATGGGTATCTCGCGGAGCACTTCGAGATCCGCGACCCGCTTGAGCGGTACGAAGGCGTGGAGCAGGTGGATGAGTGAAGGTTTCTGTCCGGAAGGGTAGGATAGTAGTGACGAAAGGGAGGAACGTTTGCGCACGACACTGACGATGCTGATCCATGGTGGACCAGGTGCCGGAAAGTCTCGGTTGACGAACACGATGCCGACACCGCGGCTGATCCTCGACGCCGAGGGTCGCGCGAAACACCTTCCCGGAAAGAAGGTCTGGTGGGATCCGATGCGCGACGCACCGCCCGAGATTGGCGACTGGGAGACGTGCGTTGCGATTGTCCCGAACACTAACGTGTTGCTGCAGGCATTCTCATGGCTCGGCTCCGGTCAGCACCCGTTCAAGTCGGTCGGCTGCGACTCGCTCATGGAGATCCAGAAGCGTACGATCGACGAGACGGTCGGAATGAGTGCGCTCCAGTTCCAGGATTGGGGCACGTTGCTCCGGCGCCTAGAGCACTTGGTCCGGCAGTACCGTGACCTGACGCTCTCGCCTGCAACCGGTGTTGAAGTGGTCGTGTTCACAGTCGGCACGACTGAGCGGGATGGGAAGTACGTGCCGCTCTTGCAGGGGCAGTTGCGAGACACGGTGCCCTACTACTTCGATGTGGTCGGATACCTGTACGCAACGTCTGACGCCGAGACCAGTGTCGTCAACCGCAACTTGCTCATCCAGCCGATCGGGAACTTCATCGCCAAGGACGGGACGGACAAGTTGACGATGGCGTACGGGCCTGTCATCATGAGTCCCAACATTCAGAGCATGGTGGATACCATGCGTGAAATGAACGGTAACGGATCTATCGTCAACACGGAGCAAGAACAGGAGGCAGGAGATGAGTAACACAGTGAACATCAGCGATCTCTTCAACAGCTATGAGAAGGATCGCATCGCGCCGCTTCCTGAGGGCGAGTACGAACTGGAAGTCGCGACCGCCAAGGCGAAGAGCGTTGACCAGATCGTGCCGACGTACGTCGTCCTGTCCGGAGCGTACGCGGGACAGAAGGCGCTGATCGGGACGTTCAACTTCGGGTCGCCCGGTGCTGCTGGGATCTCGTTCCAGAACCTCGCCGGGTTCGGTCTGGACAAGTCGTACTTCCAGCAGGGACCGTCTGCGCAGGACATCGCGAACGCGCTCGTCGGGCGCAAGGTGCGGGCGTACGTCGTGCAGCACGACTGGAACAACCAGATCCGTAACCAGTTCCGCATCGGTGCGGTGCAGCTGCTCTGGGCACCCGCTGGCGCGGCGATTGGTGGGGTGCCGCAGATTCCTCAGGCGGCTCCGGCTCCGGCTCCGGCTCCGGCTCCGGCTCCGGCTCCGGCTCCGGCTCCGGCTCCGGCTCCGGCTCCGGCTCCTCCCGCAGCACCGCAGCCGTCTTTCTAAGACAGGCACGGTATGGGTGATGTAAACACGTACACGTGTGAACCCGACTTCCTACTCTTGCAGGGAGACGTGCTCGACGCACTCCAGACAATTCCTGATGGAGTGGTGCACATGTGCGTGACTTCTCCCCCATACTGGGGTTTGCGGGATTACGGGACGGGCACATGGGACGGTGGCGACCCATCCTGCGACCATCTGATGGTGAATGATCAGCGAGGGCCGGGAGTGAAACAGGTCGAGTCGAAGGGGTCGATCAAACTCGGGTTCTTTGACGTCTGCGGAAAGTGCGGGGCGAAGCGTGTCGACAATCAACTCGGTCTTGAGCAAACACCGAACGAGTACGTGGAAGACATGGTGCGTGTGTTCCGAGAAGTCCGTCGTGTGCTCCGAGACGACGGTACATTCTGGCTGAACATCGGAGACAGCTACGCGCCCGGTAGAAAGGGGCACGGCATCCCGGCAAAGAATCTCGTGGGTGTCCCTTGGCGACTTGCACTCGCACTGCAAGAGGACGGGTGGATACTGCGCAGCGACGTGATCTGGCACAAGCCGCACCTGATGCCAGAGAGCGTCACCGACAGACCGTCAAAGTGTCACGAGCATCTTTTCATGTTGGTGAAGAACACTGATTACTACTTCGATCAAGAAGCAGTGAGGGACCCGTACGTTTCTGAGGGGAACATCAACCGACTAGAACTGGAGGGGGGTATCGACGAGTGGCCCAACTCTGGGCGCAACACCCGTGATGTCTGGACGATCAATCCGAAACCATTTAGAGGCGCACACTTCGCGTGCTTCCCTGAGGAGTTGGTAGAGAAGTGTATCTCTGCGACTTCTTCGGAGAAGGGATGCTGTCCTGATTGCGGTAAGCCGTGGGTGAGGGATGTAGAGCGCAAGTCGATCAGGGAGAAATCGCACATCATGCTCCTCACGAGAACCGTTGGGTGGCACGCAGATTGCACGCATAACCTAGAACCGACACCAGCAGTGGTGCTTGATCCTTTCATGGGGTCGGGTACGACCGCGCTCGTCTCTCGCAAGCACGGTCGCCGCAGTATTGGTACGGAGTTGAACCCGGAGTACTGCGCAATAGCAGTAGGTCGCGTTGCCACCGCTGAGCCGACCCGGGAGATCACGACACCTGTGTTTGCTCAGTTCCGTGATGTGCGAGCGGGTATCGCAGTAGAGCCTCAGGCGGCTGCACCGGTATATGTGCCGCCACCGCAGGCAACACCTGCGGACGATGAGGGTACGATGACTGTTGCAATCGACGAAGGGTGGGATATCAACTCATGGGAGTGATATGCGCGCTAGAGGAGTGCGATGTTGAGTTTGAGCCGAAACGCAAGACTCAGCTCTACTGCACACCCGCACACGGCAACCTGGCGTCCAACAGACGGCGCAAGACAGATGGTGCCACCGAGGCAGCGGGCGGGCAACCACTAGAGGACGCACTCACAGAAGCCGAACGCCGCGATGCACGTCTCGAGGAGACGCGTCAGCTGCGGTCCCTGACCGCTGCTGAGTCCAGACTGCGTCGCTATGAGTCCGTCCTAGAGGAAGCGATCACCGCGCATGTTCCGACTAAGCTCGTCGTGCCGAAAAGTGGCACACGCAAGAAGCCCACGCACGAGTGGATCCTGGAACTGTCGGACTGGCACGTTGGCCAGAAGACACGGATAGAGGAAACTGGCGGTATGTACTACCAAGACGTCTCGACAACCCGACGCCAAGTCGCGAAAATCTGGAAGGCTCTGAACTGGCTGCACCAGATCGAGTCGAACGGGCGCAAGATCGAGAAATTGCACATCCTTTCACTCGGGGATCTGGTTGACAACGATAACCTGCGCCCGAGCCAGCACCGAAAGGTCGAGGAAGTCATCACCGTGCAAACCGTGCAGGCGTTCGACTTGCTCGTCTGGCTCGTCCGTCAGTGCCTGACGATCTTCAAGGAAGTTGAGATCGACATGGTCGGCGGCAACCACGATCGCGTGAACAGTCACCGCGCGGGCGACGCGGGACTTGGCGAGTTGGATTACGTGGACACGGTCGCGTGGCTGATCGGTGCATTCCTTGAGCGGGCATGCGCTGCGGACATTGAGTCCGGCAGGCTCACTGCGCGAAACTGGACAACGTTCTTCGGATACAAGGATGTCCTCGGACAGCGCACAGTGTTTGAGCATGGATCGAGTTTCAAGTGGTCCGCATCGAGTTACGGTGGCGTCCCGTGGTACGGCATCCAGCGCGCAGGTCAGGGATACGAGTCAATGCTTGGCGGTGCGGACATCGTTTGTCTCGGGCACGGACACCGTGCAGCGATCATCCCGAACGGCCGCGGATGGATTTGCGTCAACGGTGCACTGCCCGCGACGAGCACGTACGCACAGTCCAACTTCAAGTCGATCGGGCGTCCGCTTCAGTGGCTCCTGTCCGTGCACCGTGAGATGGGACTGACCGGATGGCTGCCGCTGTATGCAGACGTTGAGGGTCAGCTCCTCCCTGGCCAGGTCTGGGACGACCCTGCCGGACACGCTCTCGGTGCAACGGGTAAGGAATCAAAGGCGCATATCCCGTGACCGAGCTGAACACTGAACAGAGAATCGGAGCATTCCTCGATGCGCAAGGTCGCGAGCGAGAGGAGATCGCAACGTCAGTTGGTGTCACGACCACGACCGTGTCGCGCTGGCGGGCGCAGGACGAGTACAAGAAAGAGGTAGACAAATGGCGTGAGCACGAGACCGCTCTCGTTGAGCGGATCGTCGCGCGCGTGCACGCCGAGCTTGCTGGCGCAGGTGCGAAGTCTGTAGAGCGGCTGGTAGAGGCGCTGGATGCGACCAAGACCAACGGCGACCCGATGTGGAACGTCCGTCTCGATGCAGCTAAGGCGATACTCGCACGCATACCACCAGTGCAGGGCGAAAAAGACGGGTCTGGTGCTCGCGCGCTCGCTGCCGTCACGCTGATCGTGCGCAGGGATGGCGAGTCGTTTCAGGTGATCGAGGGTGAGGCTACTGAGGTATGACGCACATCGGGCCAGAGATCGAGGAGATTCGTGTTGAACCGATCGAGTTGCCCGCTGTGACTGAGGATGAACCAGACCCCGAATATGAGACGGCCGAACCCACTCCTGCTCTCGCTCCCGCAGCGCACTGAGCGTCCGGACGTCCCGCTATACATTGACCCTGTCCGCGGACTAAGGGCGTGGCGTCATGCGCGTCAGGAAGACGGACGCGTGCTGTTGTACCCGCTCGTCATGCATTCGGAGAGTCCGTGGCCGGTTGGTGAATGGATCACCGCGCAGCGTCACGTCTCGGGGTTTGGTGACGACCACGCAGCACCGGGCAGGCTGTGCAACTGCGGTATCCATGCGATCGCGAGTAAGGACGCTCTTCTCCGCCAGTACGGATTCTCCATTCATACCCTAGGTGAGGTCGAGCTGGCCGGAAGGGTGATAGTCCACTCAGGCGGCTGGCGCGCAGAGCGAGCACGGATCTCCGCGATCTTCGTCTGGGATCGCCCGGTCCTAGACGAGCGCAGACGCGAGCAGGTTTGCCGGGATGCCGAGGCGACTGCCGCGACGTACCGCGTACCGCTAGTCCGTTTGGCGTCCTGATGCCCCCTACCGCCCTCGCCGCCGCACCCCCACCCATCCATGCAGCCGACACCGCAGAACGCCTCCCAGGCGCTCTTCCCACTTCAAACCCATAATTGTGAAGGTTTGCCCAAGCACTTGCATTACTCCGCCCAGATGCGATAATGCGCCCATGAGACAAATCCGCAAGATGAACCTTCAGCAAAGCATCGCAGCGCACCTCCCGGTTGACGATGACGAACGCCAGAGCTGGGTTGAATCACATCGCAAGGAAATCAAGGCGAAGAGCCCGGATCTGAACAGTCAGGAAATCGATGCAATGATCGCCGCACGCTACCCCAACCTCGCAGACCTCGTCTCGTGATCACCATGGATTCAGCCACCAACCAGAAGGAGGCCAAGATGGCCACCACGTCCAGTTCCTTCACCGTGCGCGGACACTTCATGCGCACCCGCACGAACCGGCGCTACGTCGTAGTCTGACTTTCTGCTCGACCCGAGAGGCGCCCCCGCCAGGGGCGTTTCTCATGTCGGCAGGGTACAATCAGTCGTGTGGGCGTTCTTTCGTGGCTGACTTCGCAGAAGGCTGAAACTGCGAAGCCGAAAAAGCGCAAGCGGCGCAGACTGCCGAAGCGCTTGTCCCGGGAGGAAGTTGCTGCACTGCTCGATGCTCCGGACACAGACACCTGGCGCGGACTCAGGGACCGCGCACTGATGGAGGTGACGTACCGGGCGGGGCTCAGGGTCTCGGAGATCGTCAAGCTGCGCCCGCGAGACATCGACATGGCGACGGGCGCGGTGCACGTCTGGGACGGGAAGGGCGGAGTCGACCGGACGTCCTACCTGGACCCGGACAGGGTGCGCGGATCGCTCGCTGAGTGGATGAGCGCGCGTGAGGGGCTCGGTGCCGGGGACGATGATCCGCTGTTCTGCCGGGAGGATCGCGGTGGGCTGACGACCAGATCGGTTCAGCATCTGGTCCGACGGTACAAGGAAGAGGCAGGAATCACGGCAGCATGCACCCCGCACGTACTCCGGCATTCGTTCGCGTCTGAGCTGCTTGAAGAGGGCTTCACCACGAGGGATGCCCAGACTCTTCTGGGCCATGCCAGTGTGGCGACCACGGAGATATACACGCACGTGTCCGAGAGCGACCTCGGTGCGCGCGTACGAATGCGAAGGCGGGTATGATGTCAGGGTGAAGACCTGGGAGCGGGAGTTCATTGTGCGCCTAAGCGCCAACCCTCTGGAGCTGGGCGACCCGAACAGTCCACGCATGGACTTGTGGCGGGCACGCCTGCGCTCAAAGGGGTTCGTCCTCGCTGGTTTCGGCAGACCGTTTGATAAGCCGCTCCAGTCCGCGACGATCGTCGCGCAGTTGGCGGCAGGCGTCACGCCGGACGGTATCGTCGGGCCGGTCACGTGGAAGGCTGTCGGCAAGCTGCGTAAGAAGCGGCGTCCGATAGTCGCGACTCGTGCACTCGTTCCCGGCTTCAAGCCGAAGGTGATTGACTGCCGCGACGGTCGTAACGGTTTCCCGGTGCACGCGTGGAAGCGGTGGGATCCTCGGCCTGCGGGGAGCCTGCGGTACAAGCTCGGCCACTACACCGGCAACGAAGTGCCGTTCATCAACGATGCGTCATTCCACGTGCGCACGGACTACCTCGACCAGGGCGGCGCACCTTCGATCGCGTACGGGGCAGGTGTCGACCGCTCGGGTGCAGTACTTGTGTTCAATGACCCTTGGGTCACGACCTGGCATTGCGACGGAGGTTTCAACTCCTACACGTACGGGATCGCGTTCCAGGGTGGAACGAGCGGGCCGAACGCAGCGCAGCGCAAGACACTCCGCTGGTTGTACCGAGAGCTAGAGCGCGGATTCTCACCGCGCAAGGGTGAGAAATGGAAGCCACTGCCTGCCCGTGACACCGTGCACCGCAAAGTCAACTCGACATCCTGTCCGGGTGATATCGGTGAAGCGTTCTACCGCCGGATATCGCTGGCATTCACGGACAGGCCAACGAAGGGATGAGCGCTGTCACGTCGCAGACAAACGGTGGGACACTCTCATGGCGGATCGCAGAGCTAGAACGCAGGGTGAACGCCGTGCCGCCAGAGACAGTTCTCGTCCGTTTAGCGTCGCTTGAGTCGGACATGAAGACGGTGAAAAAGCTCCTCTGGGGTCTGATACTTTCAGTTGTGGGCGCGAGCGCGTCATTGACGCTGGCACTCTTACAAGGAGGCGGTATATGACAAAGACCGCCGTATTCGGCGGACTTATGCTTGCGATCGGCGCGGGTCTCGTCACCCTTAATCTCATGACGGTTCTGAATAAGAATGAGTTTGAGCCATTCCGAAAGTACACAGTCCCGCAGAAAGTACTCGGCCCCAAGATCATAGAGCCGGGTGGGGCAGTCATCACAGTCGGGACGAAATGCTATCGCACCAAGTATCTCCCACTCACCTTCACTTTCACCGTTGTATGGAGACGGCAAGACACACAGAGGACCATCTTGCTGTACAGACAAGGGGTCGGTACGCGCGGTCTGGACGAAGTCGGCCCGGATGGTTGCGTCACGAGGCGGTTTGACAATGTGATTGACCCAGCGATCTCGGATGGACCCTGGAGAATCGAGGGGCAGGAGTGCGCGCAACGAGGTCGGGAGACAACGTGCGTCGGATGGTACACGGATACTTTCGTTGTCAAACCCTTAAGGGGGTGAAAGAGAGATGAGTCAGAAATGGAAGACCGTGCTCACGCGCCTGGTGCGTGTGGGCGTCGCTGGCGCTGCTGGCGCTGTGGTCACCGTGCTCCCGGAAGTCGGGGACGCGTTTCCGGGTGCGTGGCAGCCGTTCGCGGCAGTCGCCATCGCGGCCCTGATCGTGGCGCTGGACAAGCTCCGGCGCTGGGGCGCAGACCCGGGCGAGGCGTAGCACCGGGGCCGAATCCGGGCCGGAGGATGCCCCTTGCATTCCCGGCCCGGATCGTATAGGGTGGGCAGGAATAGAAAGGCCACCCGAAGGAGGAGCCATCAAATGTGCGGAATCGCAGGAGTCCACCGTAAGACAGACAGACCGGTGCAGCGCCTGAACACACTCGTGACCGAGTTGCTCTTGGCGATCGAGAATCGTGGGCGGGACGCAACCGGATACGTCGCCATCGACGACGAGGGCGGCGTGCAGATCGAGAAGATCTGCGTGCCTGCTCGCAAGTTCGTTGACAAGAAGCGCCGGATTCGCGCAGACGCGCGCTCCGTGCTCATGCACACCCGCTTCGCCACCACTGGTCGTCAGCACGCCACCGAGGACGCGCACCCGCAGACTTCAGGTAGCGTTTACTGCACGCACAACGGGACCGTCTGGAACGACGACGAGCTGTTCAAGGATTGGGGCATGGCCCGCCACGCGCAGGTTGACACCGAGGTCATCCCTGCACTGATCAGTCAGGTCAGTGGCTGGGAGGATATCGGCGGTGCGCTCGAACTTCTGGAGGGTGGTGCCGCCGTTGCACTCGCGGACACCGACCGCCCGACGGAACTCGCACTTGCCCGAACGCGAGACTACCCGCTCGTCTACGTCGATGCGAAGGATTACATCGTCTGGGCATCCACGCCAGAGGCAATCGAGCGGGCGTGGCACAAGGCGTTCGGACGGAAACCGAAGAAGGAGACCATGAAGAGACTCGGTGAGGGCGAGGTGCTTCGCGTCCGCGCAGGCATCGTCTCAATCGAGAAGTTCAAGGTCAACCGCCCGAAGATCACCGTCCGCAACTGGGACCCCGACCAGACCGGTCCCTCATGGAACTGGTCACGCGGGAAAGGCGGAGCACGCCTCGGTTCAGTTGCAGCGCACGCACTCGGTCTCAACGACCCGGACGTGCAGTCCGTCGAGGAGTGGCTCGCGATCCGCGATGCACGCGAGAATCAGCTCGCGCTCGGACGCGGTAAGAGCGACGACGCGCTCGCGGATGCGCTGGTCGAGGCATACGCAGAGCAGGGATTCGACATCCAGAACATGGTCAGCGGACCGTACGACGACATGGACTCAGTCGAGCGGGACGAGTTGGATGGCGCCGCAATCCTCCTCACCGAGGAGCGCTGCGACGACTGCGGCGGTTACACGACGATGGCGCGGTTCCGCTGGGAGTCCATCCTCTGCCCGGACTGTTACGAGGCGACACGCGACCTGTTCGAGGGCGGACAGGCGTGCGAGGTCATCCCGATCGCGAAGGCATCATCCAAGAAGAAGGGACGGAAGACACATGCCCGCCGGAGTTAAGAGGATCGTCGCGGTCACCGGAACGTCCGGAACTGTCACCTCTGAGCAGACAGTAGTACTCAGAAGCTTACTGATGGGTGCTGGGCGTATTCATCACGGCTGTTGCATCGGCGCGGACGCAGCTGCTCACTGGGTCGCCGTCGATCTCGGGATCCCGGTCGAGGGTCACCCCGGTTGCGACCGCAACGGTATGCCGAAGAAACGTGCAATTCTGAGCCGCTTCGACTTGTTACACGGCCCAGACTGGTTCCTCACCAGGAACGAGACCATCGTCCGGCACGCAACAGAACTGATCGCCGTCGTGACTCAATTGCGCCCATATCGCTCGGGCGAGTGGCACACAATCCGAAGAGCCGAGGCGCACGAGATCCCTATCACACTCATCCTTCCGGATGGGAGCACCGTATGCGCCACACCGGACGAGAGCACTTCGCTTATCGGCACTTCTGCGAAGAACGGGACGGACGTCGAGCAGGCGGTGGTGGCCCGCTAGCTCCGTCGAAATCGTCCCGCAGTGCGGAGGGCACCCCGCCGGGTGCCCTTCGTACGTTCTAGGACGGAGCCTGCGCCATCATTCTCTCCAGCTCTACCTCGATTCTGGCACGCCGTGAGATCTCCTCGCGACTGCCACTGACGTGACTCGCACGTTCGATGCGGCGTTGCGCGTAGAGGTCATCAATGCGGTGCGCGAGTCGGGAAAGTTCTCCCGGCTCAGCATCACCCGACGCCCACAGTTCTTGTCTGCGTCTCGTCAGACTGTCGATCATCTCGTCGGTAGTCAAGATTTCATCAGCCGTTCCATTACGATCCTATCCATCCACGGGTAGCGCCCAGATGCGAGCGCGAGGTGGAACACCGGCAGCGCCATGAACTCGTCCTCCGTTAGTCCGGATTCCGCGATCGCGCGACGCAGACTCTTCTCGTCCTCAACTCCGGTCATGTCGATGACCTGCTTCGTCCAGTCGGCGTTGATGAGATCCTCAGAGATGTTCACTGGTTCGGGTGCAGCATCCTTCTTTCTGATCCAGCCGGTGAAGAAGTCGCGGATCGCACGCTTTGTCGTGGCCTTCAAATCCTTCCACTGGTTTTCTAGGTTGGCGATGTTCTCTTCCATCTGGTCTATCTCCTCCTTTGTCCACGACTCGCGTCCGAACTTCTCCGGGTGGTTGAGCTTGTTCTTGGCGTTCCAGATCTTCTTGTAGAGCAGTGCGATCTGTTCCTTTACACCCGCAGTAGACGGGACGTCCGGCTTCTCTGCGCGTGGCTTTCTGGGTACCTTCACACGCGGAGGCTTGACTTTCGGGGGCGCTACTTCTTTCAGCATCTTGTTGAACTCTGCCTGCGTCTTCACCCGATACGACTTTCCGTACTGAAGTGTGTAGTTCACATCAGCCAACTCACTCTTCAGTTTGTAATAGTCCGGATCCATCCAAGGTGCGCCCGGATGCTCAAGATGCTGTGGACCAACATCACTGAGTCTGGTCTCTATCTCTGTTTTCCTGGCAGCAGCCGCGGTCAGTTCTTCCTTTGTTGCCGCGCGCTGTCCAGCTTGGAGAGCCCACGCCCTGTTCGTCGCACTGCCACGTGCTGCATTCATGATGACCAGCTCAAACTCATTTGCGCAACCGAATCCGGTCAGCGGTGTAGATAGGACCAGTTCAGCGGGGACTTCCGCCTGAAGCATCGCGCCACCCTCAAACCTCTTCGCGACACCCCAGCGCGGACTCCAGGACGCGAGCGGGTTGTCCGTTACATCTACAGCTTTGAGTCCTGGGTCACCGAAGAGCGTCCCCTGTCGTGTTTTCATTCCCCGGTACACCGTGAAGCTGGAGATGCCCTCCTGTTTCAGGAGTGCCTGCGTCTCGTCGTACTGCGCACGCAGGAACATGCGCAGGGATGAGCGGACACCGGATTGAGCGAGCAGTACTTCTGCCTTAGCCATCTCCGCTGCTGCTGCTTCGGCGTTCGTGAACCCTGCACCGAATGCTTTGGCTTCCAGTCCGAACTCTTCGCGAGCGGCGATCTGAAGTGCAAGTGCTCGCCGGTCCTGATCTGAGGATGTGCGCGCCCAGTTGTTGATCAGCTGCCCGATTGCGTTCTGGTCCGCCTGCGCAACCTCATACCCGTATGACATCCGCTGATAGTCGAAGGCTTCGATGACTGCATCCGGGTCCCATCCCTCACGCCCGCGCAGACGTGCAGTCAGTGCGTCCGTCACCTTGCGCTTAGATGCCGTCGAGTCTGCTGCCGCCTTTTTGAGCTGAACCTCAATGTGCTTGGTGTCTGGCGCCTTGCGGTGTGTGCCGGGTTGCATCAGACGGGTTGGCTCTGCGGAGGAGGGTGCAGACGGTGTGCGAACGGGTGCGGGTGTGCGCGCGGGTGTGACGCGTGCGGGCGTCAGCTTCGGTGTTGGCTTCGGTGTATCAGACAGCTTGAATGCAGACTTCAACTTGTCGTGTGGGAGAAACCAATTCTCATACGGGAGAGACCCTTCCTGAAACCCTCTCTGACTGAGTTCCTTGAGCATTCGAGGAGATACTCTATTCGGGTTTACTGCGAGTCCCGTCTTGAGTTCATACGCATCTGCTGCTGCACTGCGGAGAAGTGTCTGCGCACCACCCGTGTCTGTGACAATTCCAGAAACCAAAATCCTTGATTCGTTGACAGATTGAAGCATCACACCGGACACAGAGCCGTCTGCGCGGAGGAGTGTCCTGACCATCTGCGACCCACCAAAGTTCATCGACGCTAGTAGTCTCCGTGCTTCGGCAATCATTGCAGCATTGCCCCACATTGTGGTGATGGCGTTCGCTGTCGCTGCGACTGCTTCAGGCTCACCGACCAGTCCAATTTTGGATGACCCCGCATCTGGTGCAGGGACCGGGAGTGCGCAGGACGCCGCATCCTTCTTGATGCGTACGTGCGGCATTGAGCGTTCAATCAACGCACGCTTTGCCATCCAGACGTCCTCCTCTCCGCACATCGGGATGTCTTCTCCCGCCCACGGTTCTCGTGGTGGCAGGACATCTTCATGCGGGACTAGTGTGCAGCGACAGTTGGGGTGATATGGCGGCATGTCTCCAAGATCGTCGGGGTGCCACGGACTACCTGCGCCCATCTCCTGACAGTAATCACACGCATCCTCGACGTCTACGCCGATGGACGGTCCGCTCGCGACCAGGTTATCAAAGGACTCAACTCCGTTCGCTCGCATCGTGTTGTAGTTCATGTTCTCCCAGACGGCGGCGGACTCCGTGCGCGCGATGCGCTCTGCCTGCCACTTCTCCAGCCCGCTCCATCGCTCCTGTATCTCAGACGTCATCTGCTGGATTGTCAGTGGGCGAAGCGGGTCCGTCGCCGTGTGAATGATCTTGGCGAGTTCATCGACGTGCGATCCGTGCGCAAGCTGGATGATCTTGGAGCCGCGGACGGAGTACAGGTCTCGGCCCATGTTCCGCGGGTGCGCCCAGTTGAATGTCTTGTCAATGCCTAGCGCGTCGAGCGTGTACTGCCCCGCCGCTTCCCCGGTCGCAAGCGCAACCTGGATGTACGCAACCACAGCCTGCGCGAGCAGCTCTTCAACAGGAACGCGCGTGCTGATTCTGCGGGCGAGTTCCTCGGGGTCGGGCGGAGGCGCTGCCTTGAATATGGTCTGTTCCCGCGCCAGCTCGATCAATCCGCGCTCGTCTGGAAGTGCGAGGCGAATGTCACGGTACAGATCGTGCGCCCACGCTTCCCAGCGCCGATACTCTCTCCGCTTCGCACGCCATGCGCGTGACCACTCCGGGAAGTCCGGTCGCCGCTTGGTCCTTACTACCTCTAGATGCGCGCGAACCCGGCGGAGCGCACGGACCCGATCAGACTTCGAGAGTGTCGCTGTCGTCGCGGTCGTCATCCAGCCCGATCGTCAGTTCACGGATTGCGTCGTCAACACGCTTGAGGCTGTCCGAGAGTGGGTCGTCAGCGGCGGGTGCGCCGAAGTGAGCTTTGAGTTCTGATCGGACCATCTGGCCGCGTGGGTCATCGTCTGCGAGCGGGTCGAGTTTGACGCGGGCACGTGCCTCGTTGAGAACGATCACGTCCTTGTCAAAAAGCGTCGCGGCAGCCTCGATGTCCTCACGCTCCTCTGTCAGGTCCAGCTCAACCGGCTTCCATGTCCAGCCAAGATCCGTACCGTCCCCGAGACTGCGCGCCTTCGCGTACTCAGTTGCGATAAAGCGATTCATCCGAGCGGCGAGCAGTGCCTGAGATGTTGAGATCACCGCCTCGCGATATACGCGAGATGACGCGAGCGCGACATTTCCGCCGAGCGGACCAACACGGATCATGCCGAGGCGCTCAGGCGGGATGCGATGCCCGACCAGGATGCGTGCATCGCATCGCGAGTCAAGCTTCTCGAAACTCCCCTCCTGTCCCGTCTCTGAGAGCTTCTTGAATTCCACATTTCCAGGACCGGCGATCGGGAGTATGAGGTTGCGGTGCGGCTGGCGGTGGTCTACGGCGAGTGCCTGCCGCAGATCCTCTTCCAGGTTCGGGTCCTCTTCGATGTTTGTCAGAATGATCGCCCAGCGCGGCTCACGTCTGTTCGAGAAGAAGTAGAGGTTCTCATCTCTGACGGCGATCGCGAGCGTGATCCAGCCGATCGTCGAGACGTAACCCGGGACTCCGTACCAAGAGCTGCGTCGAGACGCGCGGCGGGTGACCAGCAGTTCGTTCCCACGTTTGTCCTCCGGCACGTCTGCACTGATCCCGCCCGTTGAGATGTTCACGTACTGCCCATCTGTCGCAGCGCCCCAACGGGTGAACCACGCTTTACGGTTGTCCCGAGCCTGCGCGAGACGGATACCGTCCTTGTGCACGCGGACAGTGTGCGCAGGTACGTGCCAGACCTGCTGCACAATCCCAGTCGGGTCACGTCCGACCTCCCAGTAACCCACGTTCAGCGTCTCGACATCCAGCCAGAGCTGCGTCAGTAGCTCGTGCATCGTCACATCGCTATCACCGACGAGTCCGGTAAACCAGTCGTCAAGATCGTCGCGGCGCTCTTCATTGGCGCCCGCCTCTTCGTCGTCCGCCACCCACTCCCAGCCTGTCCCGATCACGTCTGCGGTCTTCTGCTCGATCGCCGCGCTGTGAACCGGGTGCCGCTCCGCCAGAAAGATCAGGTTCTCAAGTGAGAGCGGCGGCTCGACCAGTCCCTGGCCCAGCTTCCCGTCACCAAACGGGTTCTCCGGGAGCTGCTGGGACCACTTGGCGACCACGTCCCCTGCCGCATCGGCAAGGAGGACCTTGACAACACGGCCTTTTTCTACTGCCTCAGGCATTCTCAGAGTATGATATACTGCACGGTCCAATGTCTGCCCACAAGGAGGAGGACGCCAGCATGACTGTTGCCGCTGCTGCTGTTACCGACGCTCTCGCCAAGGACACGGTACGACGAGAGCGATCAGGGGCGGAAGTCCCGCTGCACCCGAACCTCTGCCGCCCAGAGGACTGCGCATGCGGTGAGGACTGCGCATGCGGTCCGTGCGAGGACTGTACCGAGTTCCTCGGGACGGTGGAGCCGGGGCGAAACGACGAGTCAGTATTCTGGGACGTCGTCGGGCTAGGACACCCAGACCCGATAGCGTTGCGCAAGCACGCTGAACGGTTCGGGCGCGATGGCATGGAGCCGTGGGGCATGGGCGAGAAGAAGACGCGACGGCGCGCCCGCCCACTGGCCGACGAGGTCGCTGGCCTGCTAGATCGTGGCCTGGTACCGAGTGCGATCGCGGACGCGCTGGGCATATCTGACAGGCGGGCACGGTCAATCATCGCGAAGCTGCGCCGTACGCGAAAGGCCGCACCGCAGCACTAGCACTGGCGCCAAGAAAAGTACACGTTACGGGCCTGGATGGGTGCGTATACCTTCTGCGCGGAAAGGACGCAGGGGCGCACCTAAGGCGATCTGGGCCGCCTACCATATACCAGTCCTCATCAGGCGCCCGCGCTTGCCACGGCGGCCAGAGCGGGCCTTGGTGGCATGCGCGTAGCCTATTGCCAGCGCGATCACCGAGTCCTGAACCACATCATCGTCTGGCAGTCGGTACCCGCGGAGTTCCTGATCTAGCTGCGGCCATTCGGCAGCGTCGTACCGGACCAGCTCCTTCTGAAAACCGATCTTCAGTCCGGCGAGGATGACCGGCTTGGACTTGTTCGTCGTGTTGAACCCGATCGCCTCGTCCTCAGGAATTTCGAGGTTCTCTAGCACAGCCTCACCTGCCGAGTTCTTCTCGATCACGGTCAACCCGCCGTACTCGTGGTGCACCTCTTCAATCTCGCGCTGAAGCATCGGGTACGGTAGCTCCCTGAATCTCATGAACTTGACGACGTCACAGACCGATCCAGTGACGTCGAGAATCGTTCCGACAGCTGCGTCCCTGTGACGGCCGATATCCCATGACTGTACGTACGACCGGCCCGGTACACCCGCGCATGGGCCGAGCGTCTCTTCGGCAGCGCGGTCCAGTTCCTTCTCGTTGAAGTAGTAATCGCCCTCGCCAGCGAGCGCGTCCTCCTCAGTCATCGGGTACTCCTGCCGTGCGTCTTCCAGACGCATGCCCCTGCGCTTCGCTTCAAGCCATGCCTCATCACGGTCTGGTCTCTGTAATGCGTCAATGAACACTGGTCTGAACCCCGTCTCTTCTGCTCGCGAGCGCCTCCAGAATTCGGACGTGTAGTTCGTCGGGCCCTTGCCGGTAGTGATGAAGTGACACGACCCCGCCATTGACGGTTCGATCGCCTGCCAGACCTTCCGGGGGTTCTGCATCCGCGCCCACTCGTCCACGTGTCCGTGCGTGCACGTCGCCTCGACAGCAGTGTCCTCATCTGCCGGGTATGCCTTCACCAGGCGGCGGTCGTCGGGTCCTGCTGAAAGCTCAAGCTCGTGTGTCGTAGACCGAGTGATCGGTAGGCGCATCCACTCCGGCAACCGGGCGAGCCCGAACTTCACAGCGCTGAGCAGTTCCTGCGCTGCGTCATCGCGGCGGCTGAACAGGTGCACGCGAGCGTTCTGGTCCCGGAACCTCATCACCCACCCGTCAAAGGCACAGCCGATGGTTGTTTCTCCAAGCTTGCGCGCCTTCAAGAAGAACGCTTTGTCCGCGTCCTCCATCGTGTCTGCCGCGATCTCTTGCGCTGGCCAGAGTGCGGGTCCGAGCATCATGACCTGCTTCTGTTCCTGACTGACAAACGCCCAGTGTTCGAGAAACGCACGGAACGACTCCGCGCAGCGGACGATCTCCGCGAGCTTCTCTGGGTCCGCGCGGATGGCGGGAAGCGCGGTCGGACCGACCGCGACCCTGAGGTCACCCTCGCCGGTCACCGTAGCGTCCATCGGGCGTGCAGTGCACACCCGATGTATGTGCCCGTCCCGCCTGTGACACGACCCTCCAGAAGCACACCCGCGTGATCCTCGGTCGGGGCGGTGATCGTCGGGCTTGTCCAGCCGCTCGACTTCCAGAGTTCAGTCGTGCCCACGTTTGAGATTGCTCGCGCGTCGTCCGATGCAAGCAGTGCGATGTCCGCCTCGCCGCTACTGAACTGGACGAGCTTGTAACCGAGGTACGTCGTCTGTCCGCCCGTATCGTTGTCAAGATTGCCGGTAAGCAGGAACTGCGGTCTAAGGCCTGAGTCCCAGAGTGCTTTGAAGTACGGGAGATGACCGTAACCCAGCTCTGCACGGGTCAGTTCTGCGTAGCTCGTTCCTGCTGTTGTCACGTTCCCGTGCTGGCGCACGACCGCGGCAGGTACAGTGCGGGCACCGAGACGCTCGCGCATCCCGATCCTGCGCTCAACCTCTTGGAACAGACGCTCAAGCAGTGCGTCCGGGTTGACTGGAACCTTGCTCACAGTGCTTGGATCACCAGACCTTTCAGGCGCTCGCTATCCTCGTCCGTCACTTCTACGGTTGCCTCGACGACGCGTGCAGTCCCCGTCTCTGTCAATTCTCCATTCTCAATGTAGAAACTGATGATGTCTCCCACGTCGAAGTCGTCCCAGAGCATCGGCGCATCGGGTCCGAGGGACAGCGAGTAAGTCTTGATCGGGTCCGCGCGCACTTCCTCGTCGGCGTGTTCCTGGAGTGTGCCGGTGGTCTCTACCGTTGCGAAAGACGCCTCCTCATCGAACAGATCGTATGTCGTTACGGACGCCGCATCTGTCGCGACAGCAGTGATCTCCCCCTCACCCTCAAGCGGTGCACCGACAGATGTCACTCGGTTGCGCGGGAGGAAGACGCTCACCTCGTAGTCCTCGATGTTTGAGATCGTCTCCTCACCGAACTCGAACTTCACTCCAGCGAGTGTCGTTCCGGATGCAGTCGCGGGCATGACCACCAGCTCGGCATGTGTTCCGGGTGTGTCATCCACCGGATCGAACCGGAAGTAGAACCCATTGATCACCTCAGAGAGCTGCTTGATCGCCTCTGCAACCTGCTTCCCACGTTCATACGTACGGTCGCGGCTAACGCTCGCGGTGATCGTGCCCTGCTGGATCCTCGTCGTAGACAGAGAGTTCTGGTCGTTGATCAGATTCCATGCGATCGTGCCTGCATCCGTGGCCGTGTACCGAGTTGTCGTCCGCACCCTGCGGTGCTCAAGTGTGAACCACGGGTCACGCACCTCGACCGATACAGAGTTAGCGCGGTAGATGAGCGGCTCCCAGATCTTCCCGCGCAGCCGGAGTGTGCCGTCTCTGTAGAACGCCATGGATCGGGACGCAATCGCGAGATCCCCGGCTTTCGGATCACGTGCGTCAAGTGTGAACTTGGCTTCGTTTCCGCCGTTGAGTCTGCGGGTTATCTCCAGCCCGGTCGCATCTATGAATGAGACGGCGCCGCCTGCGTTCTCTTCTACGGATGCCAGCCAGTGAGGCACTCAAATCCTCGCATCGCGCCACTCGCAGACGAGAGACGTGGTACCGCTGACAATGCCTGAGCCGACCAGCCGGAGCACGTTCGCTCCCGCCGCGAGGTCGAACCACTGTGTGGTCGCGGGGGCGACGAGGTCGTTCCGTTCCACGTTGTTCAAGAGCAGCTTCCGGTTGGCGACCTGTATCTCAATCCAGTCCGATGCGCCGAGCGCGATCGTCGTCGCGACCTGCTTGTCCGTCGTCTGATTCACCACGATCGGACTCGTCACGGGACCGTAGACACGGATGATCGGGGGCGTCGGGAAGTTGCCGCCGTTCGTGACCGTGAGCGCTGATCCGCCAGAGCCAGAGAACACGATCGGGAACACGATTGGCAGGGGCATGCCGCCCGGTGCGAGCGTCTGTATTTGCGTAGACGTCTGGAGCGTGTTCGAGTACATGCGCGGATCGGCAGCGACGAGCTGCACCGCCCAGAGTAGGTACTGGTGCCGTCCGGGGATGAGGTCCCACTCAAGCGGGGACGCGACGCGGACGTTGAGGTACTCGTCCACGGTCATAGCGGACCGACGAAACTTGAAGACCTGGTCCGCACCGTCGAGTGCAAGCCGCTGCTTCAGAAGGTCTAGCGTCGTGATCACGTCTGCGTCCGAGTCCGCCCAGATACGCCCCTGGATGTCCAGGACGCGAGGCGCGTAGAACTGCGTTCGGTTCGTCGCACCGTGTCTACGCGGGAGGTCGAATGCCTCGTTACGCGGAGACGGCGAACCGAGTCCCTGCACGGACAAGATACCAATCCGCCCAGGCTGCGCGACACCCTTCTCCGGGTGGATCTGCGTCGCGTCGATGTACGCGTTCGTCAGCATCAGACCGCCAGCGTCCCCATCGCGATCTTGCGTGAGAGCAAGGATGCGACGAGATCAGCATCCTCTTGGCGCTGTACGACGAGATCGCCCTGTACAGACACGAGGCCGCTACTACGTCCAGTTGTAGCGAATGAGGTAGATGTCGGTGCGGTCGAGATCGTCTGCGAGACAGGGATTCGTGATACGCGTTGTGGGCCTTCCCGGCCACCCGGGTCGCGGATGCCCGGTCCAGTCTGCGGTGCTTGCGCATTGTAGCCACCCCCGACCGCTGAGTTCACCTGCGCGAGAATGTCGAGGAGCGCCTGTGCGGCTGCCGCCGCCTCAGCGGCTGCGGCCTTGAACCCCTCCGCGAACATCATCCCGAGTAGGACGCCGGACGCCTCGAAACTGACGCCGTACTCTCCGAGCAGTGTAGTGATTTCCGTCATCGCCGTATCCCATGTTGCACCCTCCTTCGAGAGCTTCTCAATCAGGAGTGCGAGTCTGCGGTCGAGATGCTCTCTGAGTTCTGCGCGCTCCTGCTCCCATGCCGTGCGCTGATTCTCTGCTTCGACTTCCAGGGCAAGCAGCTGAACATCCTCGCGCGCTCTTGCCGCAGTCCGCTCTGCTGAGATGACGGCGAGGTTCGCCGAGTCAATGCGACGCTGTGCCTCGGTGATGCTCTTTTGAAGATCCGCGATGTTGGCGTCCTCCGCAGGCGCGAGTAGTGCTGCCTGCGCCTTCGCGAGTTCTTCGGTTGCTTCCGTTACTTCGCGGTGCGCATCAAGGACGGAGCGGTCTGCATCTGTGATCGCGTCCGCCGAGTCCTCTGCATCTCTGCGTGCGCGGATCGAATCGATCTGCTTCTGTGCGGGGGACACGAATGCACCTGTCGCAGCGTCGAACGCAGACAGCGCCTTGGCGGCGATGCGGTCCCACGCGGTGGTCATGACACTACGCGCCTTCTCGACCGCAGCCTTCTGCTTCGCGAGCGCTTTGTCCATCGCCTTCTTCTGTTTCTCCATCGCCTTCTCAAGCGCCTTCTGCGCGCGGTCGTGCGCTTTCTGCTCGACGACGAGTTTCTTCTCCAGCGCCGCGGTCGTTATCGCCTCGGTCGCGCGGGTGAACTGTCTCTGTGCTTCGACGATCGCACGATTCCGTTCAGTGACCGCCTTCTCCACACCCTTGCCCGCCTTCCTGGCCTCAGCAACGGCTGCGTCTCCGGACTCCCTCGCCTGCGTGATCGCGAGACGGGTAGACTCAACGGCCCACTTCAAGTCTTGCGTTGACTGACGATTGCGAATCGCATTCAGCTTCGCGGTCGTCGCCCACACCTCCTGAGAAGCTTTTTGAAGTGCGGCACGCAACTGCTTCGACATCGCCGCGCCGAGCTTCTGAAGTTCGCGCACTGCCCCGTCGACGACGCCCTTGCCGATTGTCTTGCCAACGGCGTCGCGTGCGTACTCGTATGCTGTCGAACCGACGCGCTGATTACCAGCATCAATGCCTGCGCGGATCCCACGACTGACCATTCCAGCAACCGCATCCGCGAGTCCACCGAGACCGCGCAGAATGCCACCCTTCATCGATGCACCGATTGCGCCACCCATCACACCTGCGTTGTTCTTGAGTGGACCCAACCCCTCAATAGCCCCGAGTATCCCGAGTCTGAGCGGTTCGCGAGCGGCTCTGGCCTTCTCGTTGAGCTTTGTTGATATCGCCCCACCGAGTGCAGCTGCCGCGGTATTAACCTTGCCTGTCCCTGCGGTCAGCGCACCAGCGATCCCACTGATTATCTTCGGGACGCTCGGTGAGGCTGCTGCGGCGGCAGTGGCGCCGCCTTCTCGTGCAGCACGACTCATCAAGCTCAGCCCAGCGACAAGACCTGCGGTCGCCTTCTTACCGACGTTCCGCATAGCTGCCTCCGCGGGTGATGCGGCCTTCGCGAGCCAGGCAGGGATCTCGATACCTGCGGCCTTGGACTTCTTGATCAGTGTGTCGATCTCAAACTGGAACAGTGCTCCGCCCCTCAGTTTTGCTTCCGCGATGATCTCTTTCTTCGTGGGGATTCGGCGAAGTGTGAGCGTCAGGACGCCTGCCGTTTTCTCCAAGCTGCCGAGGACGCGCTGAGCAAGTGCACCGACAGGATCGAGCTTCTCTAGTTTGTATGACGTCTTGAGTGTTTCTTCTCCGAGGTCAAACAGCTTATGGCCGAACTCGACGATCTTTGCAGGATCGAGAGATTTCTTGAATGCTCCGTCTAGATACTGACCGAACGGTACAATCACCTTCCATGTCCCGTGTTCAGCCATCGCGAGTTTGCTCATCTCTTTAGTCATTGCACCCAAGCTATTGATCGTGGCGGATATCTCTCCCTGTCGAGTTGCGTGCGCCTTCGAGTTTTCTCGCTGTGCGGTATTGAGATCGATCTGTGCCTGCTTGAGGTCCAGGAGAGCCTGCTTGTAACGGAGTTGCGCGGCTACACCCTCGTCAGTCTTGGCCTTCCCGTCTGAGATCGCCTTCTGCCATGCCTGGTTCGCCGTCTTCATCTCAAGTGCCGCAGACTTCACACGGATCTGTGCTTGCGCCACATTCAGGTTCGCTTGTTTCAGCCGGTCAAGCGATCCGGTCAGTGCATCTACCGCAGCCTTGGCGGCGCGAATCGGGTTCGGCATCTCCCTGAATGCTCCGATGAGCCGCTGTGTCTGGCCATAGGCAATAGCCACACCTGCAAGTGCCACAGCCGCGAATAGCGGGTTCTTGGACATAAACAGTGTTGTGACCGCCATTGCCCGTCCGAGTGCAATGACTGCACCTGCGACACGCATTATCGGACCGATGAGCGCGACGAACGCAAGACCCATCAGTATGATCTTCTGCGTATGCGGGGAGAGCTGGCCGAACTTGGTCGCGATGCTCGCGATGCCAGATGCAATCTTCGCAGCTATCGGGGCGACAACGTCACCGACTTCAATAAGCGACACACGGATAGATGACCATGCCCGCCTGATCGCATCTTCGGAGCCCTCTGCTGCCTGCCTTACAGCTTTCGGAAAGTCAGTTGACTTCTGCCGGATCGCGTCCGTCTTCTGTCCAAGCTCTGTGTACGAGTCCATGAGCAGGCCGATGGTCTTGGCCATGCCTCTCGGGAACATCGTTAGGAACGCCTTTGTCGCCTCGTTCTTTCCGACCTTCTGGACCATCGCGTCGTACTTGGTGCGCAGAAGTTCGATCGCTGAGGGAAGTCCGCCCGGTCCGCTCATCTTGTTCGCGAGGTCAAACTGCCCCAGACCCATAGACTCAAACGCGGTAACTGCTGTGTCTCCGATGGGAATCATCTTTAGGAATGCCATGCCGAGCCGTGTAGCCGCCTGCTGCGCGGGGATGCCGCGTGCGGTCATGACATCAAGCGCACCGCCTACGTCTGCGAGTGTGAGGCCCACGCGCTTAGCGGCGGGGATGATGCCGGTCGAGAGTGCGGCGGTCAGGTCGCCCATCTTCATCTGGCCCTGGCCGACAATCGCGTTCAATGCGCCCATCGCCTTGGTCGAACTCTCCGTCCCCTTGATCCCAGTCTTCATCGCGGCCGTGAGCGCGTACGTCACCTCTTCCAGATCCGCCTGCCCGACCATCGCGCCCTTAGACGCGAGGTCGAGGATGTCCATAGCCTTTGCACCGCGGAAGCCCGCCGACTCAACGAAGAACAGTGCTTTCGCGAGTGCGATCGGGCCTTGCACACTTCCCTTGGCGAGGTCGAGCACGCTCTGTCTGAGTTTCTTGATCTCACCCTGAGGCGCACCGGCCTGCGTCTCGATGAGTTCCATCGCCTCCTCGAAGTCCAGGCTCAACTTCGTCGCGCCAGCGGCAACCGCGAGGATGGGGAGTGTGAGCTTGCGCGTCAGTACGGTTCCTGTGTGGGACAGAGACTTGCCGATTTTCCCCAGCTTCGCGCCGATGGACGCGGCGGACTTGTTCGCGGCTGCTTCTGCGCCTGATAGGCCAGAGTGAAACTGAGATGCATCAGTGCGGAGCGCGAAAACGGCCGAGCCAAGTGATGGTATTTAGACCACCTCCTCCTGCACTTCGCGTTCTGCCTCTTCTGCGAACTCAACCACGATCCCCGCAGAGATCGCCATCCCCGCCAGTTCCTTATCTGACCCAGCGACCCGTGCAGGTGTAGAGAACCCACGTCGGGCAGCACGCTCGTGGCGCCGTGCGACTGAGCGAGCATCCGAACTCTTCAGGTGCGGGTACGCGCTCGCTTCAAGCGCGAGCAGTTGCTCCTCAGAACGGATGCGCCCCATCTCACGCGCGTACGCGCGCAGGATCGTGCGCGGGAGCGCAGCAAGCTCTAGCGGAGAGAGGCCGTAGAATCTCGTCAAAACAGGCCAGAGATCACTGATCTCTGACCCGTGCGGCTCAGATGTCGTCGTCCTCTGCGCCTGCGCCCTCATCGACCTCGTCGTCCTCGTCATCGCCAAGTGCCCCTGCCTCCTTCGAGATGAAGCGCAAAAGCTTCACCTGAGCGGACATGGGCAGCTTCTCTGCGATCCCCCGAGGGAGGTCCGTGAGGGTGCTGATCAGATCCATGCGTGTGTCACGGATGGCCATCGCGATACGCTCGGCCTCCGTCGGCTTCTTGCCCTCTTCGAGGCGCTTGTTGAGCCTCGTGTGTCGCGCGAAGAGCGCGAGCGTCTTCGCCTCGTCGGCCTTGCCCATGTGTTCGAACCCGAGGATGCGGTACTCCTCTCCGTCGACCGCAAAGATGGTCGGCGGTGTGATCTCGGTACTTAGCTCAAGCAGTGTTGAAACATCCGTGTCGCTCACGGCTTCACCTCCGTCTGTCGTCCTTGCCCTGTCACGTTCTTGTACTCGATCCCGAAGAACCCGTAGATTGCCTCTTCAAGTTGCGCAAGCGAACGATCTGTACGCCGTGACTGCTCGCGCAGATGCTTCGTATCCCGGTGAGCGGCGCCAGCAGCACGAATGAGATCCTCGTGATGCGGCTTGAGTTCCGTCCGAGCAACGAGGATTCTTTCTCTCTGAGGCGGCATGGCCCGGGTCTCCATATCAGGCCGAGGTTACGCCGACTGGTGCTGGGCCAGGAGCTTGCCGAAGGGTGCGGTCTCGTCGTCGAGATCGTAGAGCGCCGAGAACTGCACGTTCAGGACTGCCTTGTCGTCGCGAGTGAAGGAGACTTCCGGCTCCTCGGTCTGGACGACAATCGGGACTTGGTACTGAAGCTGCGCATCCATGTACGGCGACGGGCCGCGGACGAGCAGTGCATGGCGGGCGACAACGTCGCCCCTGTAAAGCTTGATTTCCTTCCAGCCTGCGGAGCTACCGGACTTGGCGGTCGTGGTGATGGTCGCGTCGTTGAGCGCGTACTTGTACGTCTCAAGGTCCAGCTCTGCGAGTGCGAACTCGATCTCCAGACCCTCCTCGGAACGGATCGCCTTGATCGGCGCACCGTCCTGGTCGGACATGAGCATCTCGACAGACTGCGTATGGCGCACGGTGACGCCGCCCTCGGTACGACCGAGCGCGACCCAGCCGCCTTCCTCAGGCGTGGTGTCGTGAACCGCTACCGGGTTGGTGCGGGCAGGCGCGATGTAGACGTCTGCCGGTCCGGCAATTATCTGAAACGGCGCAACCGCCACTGGCTAACTCACCTCTCTACGGACGTTCATGCGCATCCCTATGATCATACCCCGCAGGGTACGTCCCACCCGAACGGCGGACTAGCGTTTCCGCGCTCGACGCGTCGTCTTAGGTCTCTGTTCTGGTGCTTGCTGCGGTAGCACGGGTGCAGGTTCGGGCTCAGGTTCTGCGCCGATCACCGTGAAATTGTCGTGCTCTAGGGTCGTCAACTCGTCGGCGGTATCTGCGCTCACTGTGATCGCGCCACCTCGCGCCACCGTTAGTGCGTGAGCGGGCAGTACGTACACGTCCCCAGGCCCGTCATAGCGCACGATTACGCGTCCCATCTAGGACATCATACCGGGTCGAGTCCGATCAACAGTTCCGCAAAGAGCAGGGATTCCCAGTTCTCCTCCGAGTCGCGATGAAATGACGGCCCGACCGCGACGTTGATCCGATGGATGAGGTACTCCTCGTCCGTGCTTCGCTGGATCGCGACCACCCGCCCGCGCTGGTCCAGACGGTCGTAAACGCCGCGAGCGATTCTGTCGATGTGGTCGAGAGTCGGTGCGAGGCAACGAATCTGCGCGCGCACACTGACGAGCGGCAGGTACGCCTCGCGCTGCGGCTGCCCCGCGTCCATGAGTGAGATGCACCCACCCTGAATCTGGGCATCGGACGCGGACCCAATGACCACGCCCTGCGGGATCAACTCGCTCGGCAGTTCCTGATCTAGCACGCTCTTGAGCAGCTCAGACGGGGAGACCGGAGCAGCCATTCCGCTTGTCCGGGGATGGGGTGGGGAGACGGGTGCGATCAGCGCCTCGGACATCAGACCAGACCCTCCTCAGCGAATGCGCGGGTCATGAGCGCGACGGCACGCGCGCCGGATACGGACTCGACAGCTGGCTGCATGAACGCGTGCCCACGGCCCACCTCTTCCACGCAGGCGTAGCTCATCCATGAACCGACATCGATCACCGAGTCAAAACCTGTCTTCCCGATGTCGGAAACAGATGACACATTCCCAAGATCGGAAGATGCCGCGCTTGCCTCGTCATTTCCTCCAGAGTATCCGTGCGGAGCAGTATGGATCGAACGCATCATCGTTCCGGAGATGACATGCGCGTTGCGCTTGCCTTCCGTTGAGACAGCCATGCCGATTCCGATCAGACCCCGGCCCATTGCTCGCTTAACTTGGAGGGATATGCCGTGTCCTTCCCAATCAAAACTGTACATACCACTCACATGGGCCCCCGAATTGCGACACAATCAAGCTCCAAGTGATGGGCCGCCGCAGCACCCGCGTAGACGATCCGTTTCAGCACGATCCTGGCACGCGGTAGCACGTCGTCCCCATCCTGGTCCGTGACAATCACCTCGTCGTCCTCGCCCACGTCAACCTTCCCGTCTTGGAGAAAGACCCGGTGAGTCACTTCGTACGTCTCGCGCATCCGCTCAGTGTTGCGCTCGGAACCGCGGACGGTTGCGGCCCGGCAGACTACACTAGTTGCGATCGTATCCCAGAGTTCTCGCGGCTGTCCCATCCGGTCCGTTTCTGACTTGCGCCGGAGTACTTCGAGGCGGTGTACTAGCTGGTCAGCGAACGCCATCGCGCCGCCGGATCAGATCTTGTACGCTCGGAAGCGAAGGTTTGCGGTCGCGATGTCGATGTGCACGTCATCGGTTCCCGTCTGGTTGAACACAGTTGTCGGGAAGGGACCAATCCACCGAATTGCGCTGAGCGGCACCGAGACCGCCAGGTCAGCAATCGCCAGACCTGCCACGGTCCCGGGCGTGAGCACCGTCACCGTGTGCGCGCTCGCGCCATCCACGTTCTCAACCTCCAGGAAGACCCTGCCGTCGTTGCCGTCGATCACGTGGTCGTCCGCTGCAACCGAGGAGACCTGAGACGGTGGTGCCACGCCATCGCGCGTGATCGTCGTCACCGGGATATCAACACGCGCCATTCCACTCCTATCCTACCCCGGGCGCACCCACAGGCACCAGGACGCGATACACCGGCGGAGAGTTCAACGTCCCGCCGAGCATGCTGGAGGTCGTCTCCGTCTAGTCAGACGCCGCAGGCGCCGCCCACGCAGCGCTCTTCAGACTCCTCGAACGCAACGCTCTCCGCCCGGAGAGCGTCTGCGTATGACGTCGGTTCTAGTGGGTCGAGGCCGCGAGCGCCAGACGGATATGCGGTGATGCCGCGCAGTCGCGGCAGGATCGGGAGGAGCGAAGCACCGAATGCGTCCGCATCTTCTGCGCCAAGCGGCTCCGGGAGATTGACGGTCGAGCTGATCCCGTGGTCGACGAACGTCTGCACCCATGCCTGCATCTCGATCCGGAACTCGGGATCGAATGAGAGCCGGTGTGCGTCCTCGATGCCTTCTGGATCAATGCCCACGTCCCGCACGAGTCGCGCCACTGTCGGATCGATAATCGTCCGCTCATGCCAGCGCGTCCCGACCAGATAGCGCCTACGGTACGCGGTGCAGTAGACAGGCTCAATGCCGGTTGTCGTCTCGCCGATGATTCCGATCGTTCCGGTCGGGGCGATTGCACGCGTCTTGACAGGGCGTGAGAGTGAGTGCTCATCTGCCCAGCCTGCGGCGATGTCTGTCGATGTGGCGTACTCTGCGAGCCACTCTCCAAGCTCCGGGTCTGGTGCGTACGACCGCCCGCGAGCGAGCAGCCACTCATGCACGCCCATGACTCCCAGCCCTAGGCGACGGTTCTTGTCCCGGACAGCGCCTACTTCTTTGTACGGAAGGGACGTGTACTCAGATCCTGCGAGCAGGAACAGCGTTGCCGCATCGACCACATCCCGCATCTCGTCGAGTGATCGCACCCGGGCGAGATTGATAGATCCGAGATTGCAGATATCGTCAGAGTCTGCGGTGGTGATTTCCGTGCAGTTCGACACAATCACACCCTCAGCCATGAATGTATGCTCGCTTACACCCACATCGGCACAGAATACATCACCATATCCAGCATCATCGACACCAACAACACGCACGTGTGATGTACGGTATGGCGTGTAGTCTCCAATGACTATTTGCAGTCGTCGGGTCGGAACGATATCTGAGAACCTGCGCACCGAACCGGAAGAGACAACAAGCTGCCACGACGCGCGACCACCAAACCCAGATTCGCGACTGCACCTAGACACGTGTGCAAGAATGCCTATCGCCTCAAGCGCGCGTCGGGCACCGTGCAAGAAAGACGGATGTACTGATGCGAGTCTAACCCGTTTCTGTGTGGGTTCCCAGTTACCATCAGCATCAAAAAGACCTGCGATGAATGACGGGCTCCCGCCATCAACAGGATATGTGTCCTTGCTCCGACCTGTCCACCGTTCTGAGACACTGAAATAGAATCTGGTAAACCCACGACTGTCGGGGCACGCCTCCGAGTTGTACCCGACGATGTCTGACGCACATGCTTGAGATTCTGGTGAGCAGAGAGTCAGATCTGCACCACCCGATTTAGTGAACGACCCGTCACCGTATATCCAGCCAAGTGTGTAATCTTCCCGATTGAGAGCATCAGACACATACGGTTGCGGTGTTGTAGACACGATGATGTCGTTATGGCAAAGAGAGGACGCAGGTACGCGCTCGACAGAGATGATTCTGCGGTTCTGTTTCCCAGCGCCACACCACTTTTCAACCATGAATGGGTGAGATGGGTCGCACTCAATCACACGACCGCCAGACATTGTGACTCGGACAAGCGGAACATTCGACCCCGTTTTATTGAACTGCACATTGGGTACCCACTGCATACCCGTCCAGACTGTCGCCGTTCTTTCAGCGAGTTCGCGCGCGGTCACATACCCAGAGTCTGTCAATATGTGTGTGCTGCCTGCAACTGGTGCGTTTCTCATGTGCTCATCCGCGTCCGCTCCCATATCTACAGAGAACCCTGGCTCACCTGTACGGCACATTCTCCGGACGGCGTCGCGGTACAGATCCGTCGCGCGGCCGTGGTCTGGGTGCCGCGCATCTGATACAGCTTCAAAGAAGCGCGAGTCCAGACGGATGCTTACGTTCGTTAGCTCCATCGGTGCAGGGAACGTCGGCTCGCGGTCTCGTAATGCGCGCAGTTCCGGTGACCAGTCCTTGATCCGCAAGAACAGCTCAATATCTGGGTGGTCCCACGCAAGACCCGCCCAGATCGCGGAGCGACGCGAACCACCCTGCATCACCTGACGCCCGATCTCGTTCACGGTGTGCATGAGTGCGCATGGCCCGGACGCCTGTCCGCCAGTGCGAGAGATTGCGGAACCTGCCTCCCTGATTCGAGAGTACTCGACACCAACACCAGCGCCTGTCATGAGCGCGACACCTGCACGCTTCCAGAGTTCTCCCCAACCTTCGCGCGAATCCTCAGCTCTGAGGAGTAGACAATTGCAGACCTGATGGAGCGGACGCCCAGCGGCGTACAGGTAGCGCCCACCGGGAATGAACTTGCGCTCGCGAATGTACCGCTCGATTCTCTCAGTCTCGGGCGACTGTGGCCCGTAGCTCAACTCCGCCATCACGTTTGTCGCGACCCGGTTCGCTGCGTCCGCCCACGACTCAGACTTGCTGTGTGCGTACTTCTGCCGGAAGATGTCCCAGGCGAATGTGCTTAGACGGTCACGCAAGAGTATTGATTCTATCCCGAGCACCCGCACGTCACGGAACGATTCTCTCTACTTTGCGCAGGAATTATGTGCTCGAAATCCTGGGCCCGATGAAGGGATGCAACAGCCTCAGTCCGTCTTTCCAGAGATCCTCTCCAGACGTCTGCGACCCGGATTCGAGCGTGTACGAGTAGTCCCCGATCTTCTCGGACTTGATGTTCTGACTGCCGGTCTCCCCACCACCAGACCTCTTCCACATTGCGGCAGCGATGCTCGCGATCCCGTCACGGACGGCAACCGAGACAGATGGCGGCGTGTAGTCGATCTCGACGAGTTCGTAGTAAGGACGCTCCGCCCAGCCCAGAGGCTCCTGCTCGCGTGGGTCGCGGGGCCACGGGTCAATGCGGCCAACGCGAACACGGCGATCATCCATGACCGAGTATGAGTCAGAACCCAGCGTCGACGGGTCTGTCGCGGAACCAGCACGAACGGCCGTGACCGTCGATCCGGGGATTGGCAGGTGGACTACCGTGCCATAGCGGATAGACCAGAACTGAGCTGTCGCCGGTGCGGTGTCGTCGAACTCTCCGCGTGCGCGGATACGGAACCACTCCTCTGCGACGGCGAGCTTCGCCGTCAGTTCAGTATCGCGAGTAGCGTCCTCGGTGGTGATCCGCAGAACGCGCTTCACGTCCGAGAGAGCGGCTAGCGCCACTAACTATCCTTCAAAGAAGAGTGTCGCGCTCAGCGCAGTTGTCAGAGCATCGCACCCGGCAACACGGACCTCGATGTACCCGAAGACGAGCTGCGGTTCGTACCCGTTGTTCCCTGCCGCAATTGCAGCTGCGGATGTGTCGTGCGCAAGCACCCGCGGATGGAAGAGCCCATCTGATGCCGCGTTTGCCCGTGTGAAAAGCGTCCGATCCATCGCTCGATCGGTCACGATCGTCACGTCCGTGGTCCCGGGTGCAGCATCGTCGTAGTCGAGTTTGACGGCGAGGAGTTTCGCCGGACCAACGTTGAGGCGAGACGACCCGGTCGCAGCGCCCGCAGATCCTGCGGTGTCTACGGTCACGGTCCTAGTAAAGACGCTCACGTCTCTATCATGCCCCCGGCCTGTGCGTCTGCTCGATGTGTCGCTCTAGGGACGCTTCAGACGCGAAGTCCTTGAAGCACTCTGGCTCCGAGCAAGCAATCCTGCCGTTGGCGCCAGGTGCCGCAAAGGGTATGGGCGTGAACGGTGTCTCCGCAACGGCGTCCGGTTCTTTACGTGGCTTGAAGTCGTCGGATGTCAGGATCCCTGAGTGATCGTCCTCAATGACGCGAGGCGGTTTGTCGCTCTCGATCACGTGCAACCAGGACAGACCTTCCGAGCGCGCGGCCGCTGCCGTCGTCTCGTCGATCTTGTGCGGTCCAGGTCCGCGGTAGAGCTTCATCCAAGACCACGAACTGTCACCGTCAATCACAAGCCAGAGCACAATCCCCCATTCTACCCTCTGCTGAGACCGAGCAAACTGCGCACCCGATCCTCATCTCGATCGTAGTCCACGCACGCATCGAAGCGAGCGCGGATCTCTTGGCACATCCTTGCATGGCGGGTGGTGTCTGCACTGATTTCTCGGACCATCTGGATAGCACCGTCGAGGTCGACCTCATCCAGGTCTATGCAGGTGACGCCGTGCTCCCAGAACGGTGCAGCCAGCTTGTCAAAACGGCCCTCACCCTCGTGCCCGCGATAGTAGCGCGAGTGCCCGATCAGCGGTCTGCCGACTGCGGCCCACGCATGAATGATGTGTCCGTACCCGTCCCCTACGGGCTTGTCGTGCCAACCCCACCCGGCAGTCGCCATCGCCTTCCCGATCGCGGAGATCGGATGAATGTTGCCGTCTCGCCCCTCATGCCCGTGAACAGTGAACTCGAACTCTGGGAGCCGTCGCTCTGCTTCTAGAAACGCGTCCCAGCCAGGAAGCCGGTTCATCGCATTGACGAACGAGCGCACGACGAGCGGACATGCGATACCCGGATCTGCAAAGCCCAGGTCTCCACCCGGTCCTGAGTCAATCTCTTGGTGGGCGACGACACCCCGCCCAGGTAGCGGCGCCTCGGACGATGATATGACGAGCGGGTCGAGTTCCCACGCGATCCGCTGGCCCGTGTTCCCAACCTGAACGACGAATTTCGCCCCTTGCTCTTCCGCGAAGCGTGCGAATCCCGGCTGATTCTCCTGCACGGTCGCGACGACGAATGACCAATCTCCTATATCTCGGGCACGTTCGAGAGAGCAGCACCGAATCGCGGTGTCGGTATGTGCGGGGTCGTATGTCACCCACGTCCCGTCACGGATCTTCTCATACTTCGCATCCGGAACCAGGTACTGCTGAGCGAGTCTGTCGTCACCGAGAGCCTCGCCGAACTTCCAGATTCCTGAGTCCCACCACTCTCTTCCGAGTGGTGTCCAGACGTCGAGCCCGAGTCTGTCCTCGAACAGTCGCTGCATCGCCCAGAACAGGTCCGCATGATGGCGGTCGATCAGTACACGGCTCACGGCTCACCAAGAAACTTGAGCCACTGAGTGCCGACCGTCTCGCGCGAGAACATATCAAGTGCACGTAAACGCTGGTGCTCGCTCGCGTAGACCGCGTATCCGGGGTCGTCGAGCAGATCAAGCACGAGCTTTCGCGCACGGGTGGGATCGTCGTCCCATGCCCACGCAAGTTCGTGTCCCTCAAAGAGTTCAGGGCCGTACGGGAAGATGGTCATCCAGGCAGGGCCAATACTGACGACCGGAATCCCGGTCATGAGCGCCTCGATCAGTCCGAGTGTGTATGACGCTGGCTGCGTGCCGGTGTACAGATACACACGCGACTCGCGGAGTGCTGCACGCATCACGCCGTACTCGACCACGCCCGGACCGCCGATGATCTCCGACCCCTCACCTACCGGATATGTCGGAAGCCCTGCTGTCACCGTTGCCCAGAAGCCCGCGCTCGTCCACGGGTCTCGCTGAACTAGCTTCTGCGTCACGTTCGTGATTGTGCGCTGCTCTCCTGTCCACCCTGACCACTCCTCTGGGTCTTTCCAGAACCGGATCAGTGCATCCTCCCCCACGTAGCCGGGGATGTTCCGCTCCTTCGGGGAGTATCGGACGATCTCTAGACCATCCGCACGGAAAGGCGCTGCCTCTGCCTCATTCGCTTCAACGCTCTGTCCAACCGTGCGCCAGACCACGCGCCCGCCAGACTCGCGCCAGTCTCGCAGGTGATCCCATTGGGGGAACAGGCGTTGGCTTAAATAGTGGTGGAAGACCAGCACGCCGTCTGGTCCGAGCCACTCAAGGATCGCGTCGGGAATCCGCGACTGCGCCGCGCCGAGATTGTCCGGGGCGCCGATGGCGTCGACCGCTTCCTTGACGACGGGCACCATCGGCACGCTGGGAAGTGACGGTCGCTTGTTATCGTGGGGGTTGGCGGGGTCGATATAGCCGCCGATGCTGGCGACCTCGTAGCCGAGGCCGGACAGTAGGCGCAGCTGGTCGTATTCCTCGATGCTGTGCGAGAGCGCGAGCAGGATGCGTTTGCTCATTGCAGCGCGAGGCCGACAGCCAACCCAAGTCCGAATGTGACTATTGCGTAACTGATGACAACCAGCCAGTCGGGCATGGAAGTGTGGAGTTAAGCCCTGATTGCCTTGAAAAGGTTCGGCTAGATGGCCGAGTCGCCCGTTTCCTCGGTACGGATGCGGACAGCCGTATCGATCGGAAGGACGAAAAT